TTTGAATAGGTTCAAAAAACTTTATAACCGCTTTACCCAATGCACTTTCTTTTAGAAAGGTTGTGATCTTAAGGAAGGTTTCTTCTAATTTTTTAGTAATAGCACCAATATTGAGAATTTTTTCAATTCCTTTTTTAATTGATTTAAAATAAGAACCGATTGTTTCAATAAGCCCCGAAACGAAACCAATGACCAACCCTGCAATTCCTGCTAAGGCACCAAGGATACCAACCGAACCTAAACCACCTTTTAAATTCGGTTTATCGCCGCCCGTAGGCATCATTTTGTTTTTCTTTTCCGCATCCTTCTTATCCTCAAGTCTATTTTCCTCATTCGCAAGTTGGTTCCCTTGAAGAGTTGTGAGGATATCCTTAGTGAGACTATAGGTACCTTCCAGGATACCAATCATATTAAAGGTATGGAAAGCAGTTGAAGCCGTCTCCTTGGATATAATAAAAAGATTTGAACTGTCCTTGGCGCTTAAAGAACCACCCTTCTGTTTGACATCTCGTGCAGCTGGTTTATAGTTTTTCTTTAGATCCTCGAACAGAGACTTTATTTCAGTGGCCAATGATTCCATATTAACCGCATTTTCAAGCGATAGATCAGCTGTATTCAGAGTGTTCTGTTCGATCTTACCAAGGGTCTCGTTGGAGACCTTTAGTTCCAGAATCATTTCTTTGAATAGTTCTTGTTTATCGCGTGCGTCGGCCATGTGGTTTATCGGTTAAGTTTTTTCTTGGCTCTTTCGTTTTCTTCTTTAATATGATCGACAAGAAGAGCCACGTAGATTTCCCTCTCCCAAGGCATCATATTGTCCAATTCCGTGAGGCTGTACTTATGATGTTGCATTAGGGCAAAATTGGTCTGGTAATGATTTACGAGACTGTCGTGAGAGAGGGAGATGAGAAAAAATTCTGGATTCCCTTAAGAAGGAGTGAATTCTTTTCTTTGCAATGAGCACAATCAAATTCAACATTGTGTTGGAGCTTTGGCATTGCCTCGATGAACTTCTGAATCTTAAGGAACTGTTCCTGGTTCAGAGATTCAATAAACTGATTGAGCTCTTCCTTGGTCTGTTCGGAAGCTGGGTATGACTGTTTCTCATCATAGATGGAGTCAATACATCCCAGGATCACATCAAAGGCAAGTTTTGAACTGCTTTGGGTATCACCTGTTTCTTCACTGGAAAGTTCGGCAATAAGGTCGACGCGTGGCCAATTTAAAACAACGCCGATTGTTTCGGTAAGTTCGATTTTGTTGCTTGGCAGATTCTTCGTGTCAATTACAATCTCATCAAGATTGACCTCGACCTTGGTGGTGTTCTCGCACTTCACGCATTTAAGGTTCAGCTTTGAGATTTCACCAACAGACTTTGAACGGATCCGTAGGAACATATACTCCATATCAAAGATGGGTAATATATTCGCATCAAGTTTACCAAGCGTACAAGAGCTAATGGTATCTTTTACGGCTTGGATGATCTGCTTCTGGTCGCCCGATTCAAGGGCAATCATCAGCATCTTTTCTTCTTTTACTAGGTACGGACGGTACTGAATCTTCTTTCCGGTGGAAGGAAGTTTGGTTTCATACTTTGGAGTTTCAATGATTGGCAGTGGCATATAATTATAGTTTAGTTATAAATCAAGCAAGACCCGAAATGTTCGGTGAAATAGTGGTAGGCAAATCGACAATTTCTCTAATCGGTGTAGGGTCGACCAAAGGTATTCCTAAATCAACCTTTTCTCTTACGGTCGGAACCTTATCCACGAAGAAGTTTTCATATGTTAAGGTTACACTGAATTTTTGAGCTGTATTCTCGGCATTATTGTCCAAGGTGATCGGATTAAAGGTTACCGGATACGCATTATGAAGTACGACCTTATAGATTGGAAGATTCTTTTTGTTCAGTTGTACGATTGTTACATCGGTGACATAATTTACAAGATAATTTGCACGGTAGTTATTATAACCGATGATCTGATCCGACCAACGATCAAAAATCTTCTTGATATAATAGTCGTTGGTCAGTAAAAATGTAAAAGTGACATCCTCGTTAATGAAACCGTACGGGATTTTAACAGATTGTTTTATGGATTGATAGTCGGCGGTAAGAATTTGTCTTCCTGGAAGCGTGCAAGATTCACAGAGAATGGCAATATCGCGAGGATCATTAATTAAAGACCGTACATTAAAGGTACCCGAAAGTGCGCCTGTAATGATAGAATTTAAATCCAGGTTGAATAGAGTTTGTTCTGGGGGAGTCATATACACCGCAAAACGATTCTCCTGAGCAACGCCGCCGTGTTTTACAATTGAGCTCTTTAAATTCTCAATACTGTTGCCTAATACGTTGTCAATTAAATTGGCCATGTGAATTATCGCGCGGAGTACTGTTTGCGGGAATCCAGCCAGATTTGTGTCTTTGTGGCACCCTTAAAGTGTTCGGTTGGTAGGAAGATTGCTGTTTCCCAGTCGGGAGCAAATACCTGTGATGGGCGGGTTTTCATATGACCCGTGAGGTAGTGCTTGAGACAGGGGGAGAATTCGCGGAGTCTCTTGGCACTTGCAAGCAGACTATAACGAATCTTGAGTCGAGTGTTTTCCGTGAGTTTATCGTCGGTAATGGTTCCAAGTAGTTTATCGAGGAACTTGGCACGAATCTTTGGATGCAGGTAATGGAGATTGAGCCCAAGGAAACCGCCTGGAGCCGGACCGATTACCAGAACCAAAGGAAATCTGTCGTAGTATGGCAGTTCCTCCTTGAACTTGGGATCATACGCAAACATGTACATATTGCCCCAAATTGCTTTGGAACGTTGTTGCAGCTTATCATCCTTTAGAAGGGCTCTACGGTTAATCTTTCCGTTTAGTTCTCTGACTCTTTCAATGAACCAATTCTTTGCTTCAGCCGAACGCTTTTCAAATCCCGTGGAATTGAATTCTTTTTCAAAGGTGGTGAAGAGTGAGACTGCCATTAGTTCTATTTATATGTGTTTTTAGAGTGTATTAGTTATAAATAGAATAATGACCGTCACGGTATTGACGTACCCACGGTCTCTACGAGAAAATTAAACCCAATCGCAGCTTATGTATATTTATCCAGAAAACACAGAACAGTGGCGTATAGATTTAATAGAAAATCCTCCGCCATCAGCATCTATGTTCGAACACATCGAATGGAGAGACATTGTTCTAAATGAGCTATTTAAACATGGAAATGAACCCGGGCCGACTAAGGGGTGGAAAATGCCCGATGAGATGAAAATTGCTATGAAGAAGGCTCATGATAATCCTCAAACACGCGAAAGGCATGCTGAAGCTAATAGGATAAGATGGTCGGATCCTAGTTATAAACAAAGAGTTTCAGTAGCAATAAAAGATAAACTTAATCACGTAAAACATCGAATTGCAAGAAGTATAACAAGGTCTAAAACCAATTGTATTCAAAACAAAAATAGAAAATGGATAACCAATGGTACAAATAACAGATTTATTAAATTTAATACCGATTTTATAATGCCAGAGGGGTGGAAATTTGGTAAAACTTTTAAAGGATGGAAATTTAAGCCTTTAGAATAAGTTTAATTCCAAGCCCTTTAAGAGTTTCTTCGGTCCAAATCTCAAAGATCCACCCACGATCACTGGCGTATTCGGCTGCCGCTTCCCACTTTGAGATGTTTTTGGCATAGGTCATCACCTCTGTAATGTATCTCTTGGTCTTCTTACCTGGATTCTTGGGCGGGTTTACTTCTTTTTTGGGCTTCACCTCGATCAACATTACACGCCCATCAACAAATTCAAACTTTACATCAACAAAATAACGGTGGACTCTGCCGTCCGTCTTACAGCGGTAGGGTATGACAACCTCTTCCGAGCACCAAGATGCCACGAAGGACTGTTCATCCAACCATCTAAAAAGCTGTCGTTCCCAGAGAGAACGGTAGACAATGTTTGAAACATTGCCGCGGTATTTGGACGGATTCTTAGGCGTAAAGGTACCCTTGTATGTCATATAAATAGTTATTTATGTCGACTAAGACAATACAATCTTTTAAGGAGCAACTATAATGCCACTGGACTTAGGAAATTTTGGTAATTCTGTTGCGCCTGGGTTTAAACCCAATGACGTTCCTCTTCCGGGAGATAAAATACCGTCGTTTAATTCGGGAATGACTCCGTTGAATTATAGTGCAATCACCTCGCCAAATCCAGATTTGGCACAGACTGGGGCATTAGCGGGTTATTCAGGTGGTAAGAATTCAGATACCAATGGTTGGCCAAATAATGTTCCGGATCCGTGGGGCGGTTACGCTTCCCGTATGTTTTTTCCGAGCGAATTGACACATCCTAAAAACAATTGGATGTATATGTCTTTCAGTGTACGTCTTGGTAAGCCCGGAGCCAGAGAAATCTATCTGCCCATTCCTCCGGGTCTTACATTTTCAGATTCAATGTCATATTCCTCTTTGGATCTTGGTATTTTAGGTACTATTGGTCAGGAAACAATTAATGCAATGGATAATGCCAAGGGCATTAAAGGTGTGATTGGTGCTGGTATCGGTGGGCTTGCTGGTAGTTTAGTGAACAAAGCCAAGAAATTAAATACGGCAGCAGCAGCCTCAATTGCGGCAAGACAATTTCGCCAGGATGGTATTGCCAATACAATTGATTTTAGTAAGAAACAGGTCATTGCGCCGAATACAAATACATCATTTCAGAATACGGGTATCCGTAGTTTTGGATTCAATTTTAAAATGATGCCAAAGAGTAAGAGCGAGGCTGATATGATTACAAAAATCATTAAAACCTTCCGTGAAAACATGTATCCTAAAGGTACCGATGTTATTCTTACATACCCGCCAATTTGGACAATGAAATTTTATGATGGTATGACGGGAAGAGAAAACCGTAAGATTCCTAAGATTTATGAATGTTATCTTACGGGAATGACGGCGACATATAATGGAACTACAAATATGTTTCATGAAGATGGAAGCCCGGTTGAAACAGATGTTTCCGTTCAGTTCCAAGAAACAAAGGCACTCACACTTTCGGATATTGTGGGTCTATCGGAGCAATAATATATGCCATTTTTTCAACAGTTTCCTAAAATTCAGTATGATTTTGCCGATAATGGTATTGATACCCGTATCGTTGATCTTTTCCGTTTTGTAAAAGCCGACGAAAAATACTTTGATGATGTTTCAACGTATCAATATTTTCAAATCAGGAATGGTGATAGACCCGACATTGTCTCAAATCTATTGTACAATACTCCCGACTACTATTGGACATTCTTTTTAGTGAATGACCATCTTAAATCGGGTCTGTCGGGCTGGCCAATGATGCAGGAAGAACTTGATGATTATCTGGAAACCGAGTATTCCGGAACGGCAATTCAAACAACTCCGATTATTGTCCGCGACGGTGATGACATTATTACTGAATACCGTAATTCATTAGCCGGTCGTTTTCAGATTGGAGAAATGGTTTATGGGTCGGAATCGGGTGCGTATGGTCGTCTTGCAATAAAGGATACACAACTAAGCCAATTGGTGATTAAAGAAGTTGTCGGCACCTTCCAGGAAAATGAATTCATTACTGGAAGCACTACGGAAGACAGTGTAGCGTCAAATGCCGTTTTTGATTATGTCGAGGCTCCTCGCTACTATCAGAATCCTCAGGGCTCAATCTATTATACCCCGATGTCGATCAACGAACAGATGACCCCGGAAGGTGTTGATCCTGCGGTCACAAATCCAATTTTGGTTCCGGTGTCGAACCGCGAATATGAAATTTCACTGAATGACCAGCGTTCAAATATCAGAGTTGTTCGTCCAGGTTCGATTTATAAATTTGTTAAGATTTACCAGGACCTAATCAATGGCTAATCTTACAAACTTAGCAACGCTCAGTACTAATGAGATTAGAGTACCGTCGGCATATTCAATCGACAGTATTATGCTCACCAATCATAATGGTCGAATCATTGATATTCAGAAAATCGTTACCGATTTCACTCTTACAGAAAGCATTTATCACCCGGGTCTGATTCTATCCTTAAATGTAAAGGATGTGGTGAATTTCATGGAAGAATTTAGATTGACGGGACATGAAACAATTACAGTAAACCTCTCAAGAAAAACATATATTCCGGGCAACAAGGGTAACATTAAGATAGACGATCAAAAACTGAGTCATTTATTTTATGTAAGTGAATATCCGTTATACGGTAAATTTGAGAATCGTGTTCAGGTTTATACCATAAAAGGTGTGAGTAAACATATATTCATGTCCAAATTTAAGAAAATATCTCGGGCATACAGCGGTGATATTAAAAATTTTGTAAGGGATGTTCTAATTAATGATCTAAATGTTTCTTCTTCCGCTATTGAAATGACGGAGGATAACACGGACATTGTCAAATTCATTGTTCCTAATCTTTCACCGATTGATGCAATTCAATGGGCGCTTCGTCGTGCATACGATTCTCATGGTTCTCCATTCTATTGTTATGAGACCCTTGGCGGTAAAATTAAAATTGATTCTCATACCGATTTTAATAGAAGAAGTAATGCAGAACCATATAGAGAATATAAAGAAGGAAGATTCTTTAGCTTTGAGCCCGGAAGTTTAGAAGATTATGATGAAAGACGTTCAAGAATTATGGACCTTTCATCGGACCTTCGTATGTCTAAATTCTTATCCGGAGCAAATGGGGCATATGCTTCAAAAAGTATCTATGTTGATATTGCAACAAAACAAATTGCCACAACTGAATTCGATTACAATTCCGAATTTACAAATATGGCTAAGATTGGCAATTTCTCTACATTATCACAGAGATTTGCACCCGAAGACATATATGCAGGTAAATCATATACCCCAGATAGATCATTTTCCGAAAGAGCCGAAGAAATTAAAGCCGGTCGAGCCAGAAGTCTTTCGGATTTTAAAAATTCAAACATTAATTATATTTCTTTAAACACAAAGGCATTTGATAAAACAACCGATGTGGCAGAAAAAACAAGTTTTGTTCGTAAATTTGAGTCGATTCCAAATTATCATAAAAGTACGGTTAGTTCCAGAATCAATATTGCGCAGTCTGTTACTGAAAATTTAGAAACCGTTGTACACGATTTCACGGTATCTGGTGATTTTGAATTAAATTGCGGTAAGGTTGTTCTATTAAAAATTGCTGCTTCTTCGGATCCGAAAGCCGATGTAAAGGATGAAAGAGCAAAGATAAACAATCCTGGCGCCGACCGATTCTTTTCGGGAAATTATGTTGTGACCTCGATTATACATAATTTTGCAGAGGACTATTTTTCATCTGTAAGAGTGAAAACAGATAGTTTCTCAAATGATATTTTAACATCATAATGAATTCACCCGATCAATTTATTGGAGGCAATTTCTCTTGGTTTACCGGAGTCGTAGAGGATATTAAGGATCCTTATGAACTCGGGCGCGTGAGAGTTCGTTGTATCGGTTATCACAGTTCCGATAAAAATCTAATTAAAACCGAAGACCTCCCTTGGGCAACCCCGATGACACCCGTCACCTCGGCGTCCATGTCGGGTATAGGTTTATCTGCTACCGGAATACTTCAAGGTTCATGGGTTATTGGTTTCTTCCGTGACGGTCCATCGGCTCAGGATCCTATTATTTTAGGAACAATTCCATCTATTTCTTCTGCCGTTGATAACACCAAGGGGTTTTCGGATCCGGATGGAATATATCCTCTCAAAAACTCATTGGGCTCTCCCGACACTCCTCTTGAAGCAAGAAATTTTGAAATAACTAATGCAAAGACGGGCGCCTTTGATGGATATGCTTTCCGCTATTCGGACGCATATAAAAAGCGTGCTGCTTCATTGCCCGGTGCTGTAACCATGGCACAGGCACCCAAAATGGCATTGGCTTCCATCAGTCCCTCGCATGGTTATTTAGTTCCAAGCCCGTGGAATACGTGGTCAATTGAAAATGTTGTAAATCCAAATTATCCAAAGAATCAGGTATTCCATAGCGAATCGGGACACGTCTTTGAGGTTGATGATACTCCGGGTAAAGAAAGAACACTCGACTATCACAAATCGGGAACATATAATGAAATTGATGTAAATGGTAATGAAACGACTACTGTGGTGGGAAGTAAATACACCGTTGTTGTTGGTTCGGAACATCTTTATGTAAAAGGTAACGGAGGTACCGGAGGTTACCGTGTTACCGTAGAAGGTAATGTTCGCCAGTATGTGAAGGGTAATTACCATCTTGAAGTTGAGGGTAATAAAACGGAATACATTCACGGGCATCGTCAATCAAAGATTCTTGGTACCGACCATTTAGATACAACAAAGTATCTTGAAACCGTTCAGACGAGTTTAAGCGGACACCCGACTCAGGTTGAAGACAACGTAACACTGAACCAACCCACCGATGTTTCACTAGTGGATCCGGTATCCGATGGTTTCCAGGTGGAGTTTGCTTCAATCAATTTAAATGGTAACGTCCTTTGTAAGAATGGTGCAAGCGGTTCTTTTACAACGGTCGATGGTAAAACGGTAACGGTTACAAAAGGTATTATTACGAACATCTATCCTTAAGGAGATTAAATTATGGCCACAAGTTATGTCAACACAGATTGGGTAAACACAGTTACACAACAAATTGATCAGATTCCGGATTGCAATGCTCTTGCCGAATTGATTCAGAAGGTTGAAGCTGTAATTAAGGCGCAGTTGGAAGCGATGCTTCAGCAGATTGCCGACCTTGCTAAATTAGCCATCCCGCCAACAAACCTTAAAAAACTCATTAAATGGGCAAAGGATCACTGCGCCAAATATATGCAGATGTATCTAAATGCCGTTGCGACATATACGGCACTGGTGAAGGCGTATGGAGACCTTCTAACCGCGATTCAGAATAAGCTGAATAACCTTAAGTGCAATATCCAGATGCCCAAGATAGAGGATATAGCTCCGAAACTTGAGGACACCGAATTGTACCAGACGGTCAACGGAGTCCTTACTATACCACAACAGATACAGACGGAGATTACTTCTGCCGGAAATCAAGCTACTGGTTATATTGCGTCCAAGCCGACTCTCGACCGTCCGAATCCGTAAGATAAACATCTGGAATTTTGTTATAAATAGCATCACTCCACATGGCAACCATTCGACCACAGAATTATTCTGACTACAACGTCACCGACACAATTTCGGCTGTTGTATCCAAGAAATCTCTGTATACCGATTTGGACCTGAGTTTGGCGTTGGATGGGGTCACGGGAGGCGACATTGTGCCTCTTACCGACATTGATGCCGTTGTTTATGCCGTAAAGAATCTTGTTCTTACCAATTTCAACGAGAGACCATTCCAACCCAACCTCGGTGGTAATATCAGCGGTATGTTATTTGAACCGGCTGATCGTCTTACCATTGCCTCTCTGCGTAACGCTATTCACTACATTCTTGAACGATATGAACCACGTGTCGATTCGGTGGGAGTTGATGTCGTAGATGATTCCGACAATAACCGTTATGGGATTACAATATCATTCAGAATCATCGTACCCAATCGTTCGGTCGATATGACCCTCTATCTTCAAAGACTTCGCTAATCTACCACCATGGCTCAATTCAACGTAACCGAACTGGACTTTGATAAGATCAAAGACTCCATCAAAGATCACTTCCGTTCTCAAAGCAAATACAATTCTTGGGACTTTGACGGTTCGGGTTTATCGCTTCTGCTTGACATCCTTGCGTACAATACCCATTACAACGCAATGGTCGCGCATCTTTCATTGAATGAGACCTTTTTGGATTCGGCTCAGATTCGCGGTAATGTAGTTTCACACGCCAAACTTTTGGGTTATGTTCCACGTTCCTTTACTTCTTCAAAAGCAGTAATTAGTTTTTCGGTAACCGCAGGTGTGACACCTCCGGCATATCTTCAGTTGGACAGAGGAACCCGTTTTACCACAACTCTGGACCAAGTATCGTACACATTTGTCGTTCTGGAAACGGCATCTGCACCACTGCTGGGTGGCGTCTATACATTCTCCAATATTGAGGTGACGCAGGGAACTCTGAAACGTATGCTTTACAGAGTTGACAACTCCTTGGAGAATCAGAAGTTTACCATCAGCGACGACAATATTGACACCAATACAATGCGTGTCCGTATTAAAGCCAACGAAGAGTCAAGTGAATACGCAATCTATACCCGATTCACCACGCTTGTCGGTATCAATGAAACCTCTCAGATTTACTACCTCCAAGAAGATTCTCAAGGAACCTATGAGATTTATTTTGGCGATGGTGTGTTGGGTAAAAAACCTATTTCAAACAATATTGTAGAAATTGAATACGTCTATACCACGGGTAAGACTGCCAACGGTGCAACAACCTTTACGGCAAGTGATATGGTCTCGGGTTATAATGTAACCTCCATTTCTACGGTAACAGCTTCATACGGTGGTGCAATTCGTGAGACCATCGAGTCAATCCGTTACAATGCTCCGCTCACCTTTGTGGCTCAGAATCGTGCCGTAACAGCCGATGATTACCGCGCATTGATTCTAAAGAGTGTGGGTTATATTGAAAGCATTTCTGTTTGGGGTGGTGAAGATGCAGAGGCTCCCGACTACGGAAAGGTCTACATTGCAATCAAGCCAAACGGCGCCGATTTTCTTACTGCCGATCAAAAGAACAATATCATCGGAAATGTGCTGAAGGGCAAGAATGTTGTATCCATTACTCCGATAATTGTTGATCCGCAATACACGTATCTCTCGCTCGATGTGTATTTCAAATACAATCCAAATCTTACCGACCGCACAAAGATTGAATTACAAGGGTTAATCCGTAATACTATTAGCGAGTACAACGATAACAATCTAAAGAAGTTCGATGGCGTTTTCCGTTTCTCTCAATTTCTCCATGATATTGACAGATCGGATCCATCCATCCTGAATTCTACTGCACGTGTGTTCATGTATAAAGACATTACACCAAATCCGGCAGTAAACAATTCATTCATCCTTGAATACTCGTCGCCAATCTATCAAACAACATCGAACGAAGACATCATTGAATCTTCTTCTTTCCTGATTAATGGTGTTGAACACTACTTCGGCGACACACCTATTGTTGGAACAAACAACCGTACCGTATACATCTATAAAATTGTAAACGGTAACAGAATTAAAATCAAGGATGCTGGTATTATTGAACCGGCTCTGGGTAAGGTTACGCTCACGGGTTTTAGACCCGACAACAACTCTCCGATTCGTATTACCGTGGTTCCAAATTCAAATGACCTTGCTCCAAAGAGAAATCAACTCCTGGAGATTAATCTTTTAAGTACCTCGGTTATTGGTGAAATTGATACAATTGCAGTTGCCGGTTCTGCTGGTGCAATTAACTATACCACAACTGCTCGCCACCGTTAATCATGCCCCATTCAATTGAGACATTAGCAAGTACGCGTCGGAAGACTAAGGAGAATGTCCGTGTTGAGTCCTTAGTACCAAGCCAGCTGCGTACATCTTCGGCCCGTCTTATTGAATTACTGAAGGATTATTATACTCATATTAATGAGGTGGGTCAGACCAGCTATGAGTTAAACTCGATCAATAATGCCAGAGATTTGGATATTGCTGAAAGCAAGTACGTTGATCTAATTCAAAAAGAAATTGCTGCATCAATTCCAAAGACGCTCCAGAATCAGATTCTTGACAAGGTAAAACTCTACAAGAATCTAATGCACTATTATTCGGTGCGTGGTTCCAGCGATTCGATTGTTCTTTTCTTTAAGATTCTGTTTAATGATACGGCTGAAGTGTATTACCCCAAGGGTGATATGCTGATTCCTTCTTCCGGAACATGGGATAGAACTGGTCGCCGTCCCGTCTATGACCAATCGGGAAATTTTGTCAGTTACGAACCGGGTATTTACACTACAAATAAGGGCTTCCTATCCGATACCATCAAGCTTCAGGACTCGTATTTCTACCAACAGTTCTCATATGTAATTCGTACGGGTAACAATGTTGATGCTTGGGAGAACCCATTTAATAAGTTGGTCCACCCAGCCGGGTTCATTTTCTTCGGTGAAATTGTTATTTTCCTAGAAAACATCAATCAGTTTTCTGTTACAGATGATGCAGGTAAGGATGCCCAACGTATCCTCAGTTCGATGCACCGTTTGCAACCTGGTCTCATTGGCGACGAAGACCTTCCGGTCAATGTGTTTGTTGGTATGCCCGACACTCAGGCACTCATTCAATTCCCGAATAAGAACTCGGCAGAAGCATATCTCCGTACAACCTTTACGGCGGCTGGCAAGTTTACCAATATCAAATTCCAGGTTACCGCTGGTTATGTGGGTACCGAATTTACGGTTCTTATCGACCAGATTCCAATTGAAGCAACCAACTCGGAGCATCGCAATATGCTCAAGACTCGGTACAATTCAATTGCCCATTTCTTTGACCCAGGTACATCAATGTATTCTTATGCAAACTATACAGTCCAGGACACTATAAATAATGTTGTACCTTGGAATAATGTCGGTTCCGATATCCAAATCACTTCCTAAGATAACTTTCTAATATGGCAGCAATCATCACCTCAAACTTCCGCACGGAGAATGCCAACAACTTCCGTGACGCCATCGTCAATACCGACAATAGCGTGTATCTTTTTGTTGGTAAGTCCGACGCTTGGTCTGATGTCATTACCGACAATACGGATACCGAAGCACCAAATCCAGCCGATAACATTGTTAATGTGAACGATGCGTGGCAGAATGCCATTGCAATGAAGCGTGCGACTGCTTCCGACGTGATCAATATCATTCCACGTCACGATTGGGTTTCCGGCAATTTCTATCCAGCCTGGGACGATGCCGATACCGATGTTTATTCCACAGATTTCTATATCATCACCGATGAATTTAAGGTATACAAGTGCATTAAGGCTCCAGCAGACGAAGCTGGTTCGACTGTAAAACCAACCCAGACCAACGTAAATCCAACAGCCGAAGCCGATGGATACATTTGGAAATATATGTTCACCGTATTCACTACGGAAGCAACTAAG